ATAATGTAGGCATTGGCACAAATAGTCCAGCTGCAAGATTGCACATTAAGAATACAGGTGGTACGGCGTATGGTCATTTTGTAACAATAGAAGGTGATACAACTGATAATAATAATTATCCTGGTATATCTTTTAAAGCAGGAACTCTTGCAAATGCTTATCCTGAAATTGGTGTTAGCAATGGTGGTTTGATGTTTTCAATGTCAGGTGGATACCATTCAAGTAATTACAATAATAGAACTAAAATAGAAATGAATGGCTCTGATGGTCATATTAGACTTATGACAGGAGGAGACCCTGCAGCTGAAAAAATGCGTATTACATCTGGTGGAGCTGTATTAATTGGTGATACTGCGCAAACAGATGGAGAGCTTTTCAAAGTACATGGAAGTACAGATGCTAAATATTTAATTAGAATACATCAAACAAATACTGCCATTGCTTCTGATGACCTAATCATGCAAATGGCTTTTGATAATGATGCTACTACAACCGCTGGAGCAAGATTTATTACGTTTGAAGATTCTAATACATCAATGGGTAGTATTGCAGTTGCTTCAAATGTAGACCAAATTGTTTACAATACAACTTCAGATGAGCGATTAAAAGAAAATATTAAAGATGCTTCAAGTCAATTAAAAACAATTAATGATATTCAAGTAAGAGAATTTAAATGGAAAAGAAATGGCTATGAAGATATAGGTGTAATAGCACAAGAATTAGAAAAGGTTTATCCAAAAGCTGTTACAAAAGGTGGTGATGATGTTAGTGAAAAACCATACGAAGTTGATTATTCAACGCTTGTAATTCCTTTAATTAAAGCAGTACAAGAATTATCAGCAAAAGTAGATTCTCAACAAAAAGAAATTGAAGAGTTAAAAAAGTAAATATTTATATTAAATAAAGGAATATAAAGTGGCATTAACAAGAATAGTATCAGAAATAATACAAGATAATACTATAGAAAATAGAGATATTTCTGGATCGTTTACTGCTGGTATAAGTGGTTCTTGGAGAGGTGAATTATCATCAAGTAATATGACTGATGTCGGTGGTGGAGTAAGTGGTTCTGTTACCTCTACTGGTTCATTTGGAAGAGTGGAAGCGGCTGGTGTAGTTTTTGCAGATTCATTTAAGTCTGTAACTGGTGGTGCTACTATTGATTTTAATGACAACGTAAATTTAACTGGTAATTTAACTGCAACAGGAAATATTTCTTCTTCATTTACTTCAACTGGTTCATTTGGAAGAGTTCAAACAACAAATATTGATATAGATAGTATTAGTGGTAACTGGACAAATGCAGGAAATACTGTAGCAGATTTAGGAACTGTAACGACAGTAGATATTAATGGTGGAACTATAGATGGAATAACATCCCTAACCGCAGGTGGTAATTTAGACATTGGAGCTCATGGATTTAGAGCATCCACATTAACAGCAGATAGTCAAACTTCTGGTAGAGTAGCAATATATAGTACTGCGGGATTACTGAGTGAAGACTCAGATTTAACATTTACTGGAGCAACACTTTCAGCAACAAATGTAACCACCACAGGAACAATAAAAGATTTTGCATCGGTTAGTGGTTCATACGTATCAACTGGTTCAGTAGGTAGATTAGAAACTCAACAAACTAATGCTAGTCTTGGTGGAAGTATAATTAATTTAGCTGGTAATTTAACAACTGCAGGAACTTTAACAACCCAAAATAATAATGTTACAATAAATGCAGCTGGAGCAGCCAGAACTTTAACACTAAATGAATCTCTAACAATTGGTGATGGACACGATGGAACAATAACATTCGGTGCAGCTTCCAAAACTTTAACAATTGAAAACACAAGTTTACTTAATCAAGATTTAACAACCGATGCATCTCCAACTTTTGCAGGAGCTACTATCACAGGAACTTTAACAGTTCAAGAAATTCATACTGAATTTGAAAGTGCTTCTATATTATTCACGAGTGGTTCAACACAATTTGGTAACTCAACTGACGATGTTCACAATGTAACGGGTTCAATGAAGATTACTGGTTCATTTCAAGTTGATAATGGCACATTGACAGCAGGTACGGTTGATATTAATGGTGGTACAATTGATGGAATAACATCCCTAACTGCAGGTGGAGATTTAGACATAGGTGCTCACGATTTAAGAGCAGCAACAATCACGGCAGATAGTTTAACAGCAACACGAGTTCCTTTCGCTGGAACTGCTGGAGTTTTATCCGATGATTCAGATTTAACATTCGCAACCGCCACACTATCCGCAACAAATTTAACTACAACTGGTACAATTAAGAATATGGCATTAGTGAGTGGTTCTATAACTTCAACTGGTTCATTCGGTTCAGTAGTTGCTAGTGGTACAGGAATTAATACTTTTACAGGTAAAATGGGTATCGGTACAACAGTTATGGATGCCTTCGTCAATATTAATTCAGGTGCAGCTAATGCTGGACTTCACGTAGAAAGCACTGATTCATCAGCAAATATTTCTTTAGCTGATAATGCAGGTTCAGCCGCTGTAATTAATATCGGTGGTAGATTAGTGTTTGAAACAGGCGGAACCGCTAGCACAGCTGCAAGTAGTGGTACGGAATCAATGACCATCTCGGGCTCATTAGGTGGTTCAGGCAAAGTAGGTATCGGCACATCGAATCCAACTGGTTTAATTCACGTAGACGCTGGTAGTGCTTGGAATACATCAGAGGTCTTTCCATTTCATTTTGTAAATCTTGACGGTAACGCAGTTGATGCTTATGGAATGTTAGTTAGAGCTGGTGGAAATGACCACAATACACCAATTTTTGAAATACAAGATTATGGTGGTAATACTGATTTTCGTATAACAGGTCGTGGAGAAGTAGTAATTGGAAAAAGTGTTGCAGATACTACTGCAGAAGCCGTTGATTTACTTAATGTAATTGGAGATACTGGTGATGTTAGAATAAGAATACGTGCTTTCAATCAACTACCTATGGTTGATATACAATCTGCTAGTGGTTCAATTGCAGTACCTCAACCTCCAGGTAAAGACCAAGAACTGGGAAGACTTAATTTTACATCTTTTGATGGAAGTGATTATTCACAATCACCAGCTAAAATAATAATTAGAGCACCTCAAGACCACAGCGATAATGATGCTCCAGCAGATATGGAGTTTTTTGTTAATTCTGGTGACAGGTTAGGTTATCAAGTAATGAATATTTCAGGTTCAGGAAAACTTGGATATGGTAGAAATACAAATGGTCATCCAAATATGGCATTCCATTTCTCAGGTAGTGGAATAGCAAGTAATGGTCAAGTAGGTGGTATGCAAATTGAAACAGAAACTTATGGTCAACCAGTATTAAGAGTATTAGGTAAATCTTCTCAAGCTAATGATGCATTTGGATTAGACGTTCAAGCGGGTGATGGTACTGCTTGGATAGCAAGATTTGCTGAACACGATGGTAGTGAAAGAATGCGAATTAATGGTAATGGCAATGTCGGAATTGGCGAAACTGCTCCAGATGAAAGACTTCACGTTAAAGGTGGTGGAGGAGTTACTATAGAAGTTGAATCTACTGCAGCTAATGATGCACGATTTATGCTAAAAACATCTTCAACACAATACACCATTGGTGCTAACGAAGGTGGTAGAGGAAATGATACTCTTTCTATTGATGATGACCAAGCAAATCAAGAAAGATTAAGAATAAAATCAGATGGTGAGATTGATGGTAACTTTAATGATACCTCTGATAGAGCACAAAAAGAAAATATCAAAGATTTAACAAATACACTTGAGGGTGTAAAAGCTTTAAACCCTTCAACTTTTAATTGGATAAAAGAAAAAGCAAAAGGTGATAAAACTAAAATTGGTTTTATTGCTCAAGATGTTGAAAAACAATTTCCTGAACTTGTAGATGGAAAAGAAGGTGAAAAATCTATAAGTACAATCGGTCTTGTATCAGTTTTGACTAAAACAGTACAAGAATTGATAAAAAGAATTGAAGAGTTAGAAAATTAATATTTATATAAAACGGAGAATCTAATGCCTTATAGAATAGTCAAACAACTTAAACCAGCACCAACATCAAGTGTTATTGGTGGAGTAACATTTAATGACCCAAGTTGGGCATCAAGAAATATTTATGTTGCTAAATTAAGTGGTAGTGGTGACCAATTATGGGAATTTAGTGGTAGTAACGCCGTATCAGCATCAAATGCAAAAATGAACGAATTAACTGGTTCTGATGATACTGGTCGTTTATATAAGGTTATTGAAATTTAAAAAAAAAAACTTTATTTCATAGTATACTATGATATTTATTTAAACATAAAACTATAAAAATATAGGAGATATAGTTATGGCTGAGGAAGCAAAAAAAGCAGAAGAATCTAAAGAACTAAAGTTCACAGATGAAGAACTAGAATCACTACAGGGATTGCAAACAAGTTATCAAGAAAAACAAGCTATGTTAGGACAACTTGCAGTTCAAAGAATATTATTGAATCAACAGATTGATGGTCTTAATATCCGCACTGAAGAAGTTGAAACAGAATATCAGACAGTTCAACAAGAAGAACGTGATTTAGTTAAAACTTTAAATGAAAAGTACGGGCCAGGTCAATTAGACCCAGCAACAGGCGTATTTACACCATCAAATTAAAAAAAAACCTCTAAATTGAGCAGTTTAGAGAAGTTAAGTTATATTTATAGTAGAATAAATTTATTCAAAAATTTTAACTTAGGAGAATCACAATGGCTGAAAGAATAGTTTCGCCAGGTGTATTTACGCGTGAAAGAGATTTATCCTTTCTTCCACAAGGCATTAGTGAAATTGGTGCGGCAATTATTGGCCCAACCAAAAAAGGCCCTGCGTTTACACCTACAACAATAAATAATTTTCAAGAATTCGAAGAAATGTTTGGGGCAGTAGACCCAAGATTTTATGTTCCTTATACAGTAGAAGCATATTTACGTAGTGCTGGAACAGTAACAATAGTAAGAGTTTTAGGAATTGGTGGTTATGCTGCAGATTCAATTCAATTAATAACTCATTTCAGAGCTGCAGCGGGTGCAGGAAGTGCAAGTTTTTCCCAATCATTAGCTGTTTTAGCACCATCACTTGGTTCATCTGGAGCTGGTGATTTTACGGCTAGTACACTTTCAGGTAGTATGGCCTCTGACGGACTTAAAGCTCAATTAGTTGTTTCAGGTAGTAATATTTCAGCTGAAACCTATTCATTTTCATTCAATACAGGTAGTGCAAATTATATAACAGAAGTATTAAGTGAAGACCCACAATCAACTAAATCTGGTGGAAGTTCATCTTCAATTTATGTATATAAAAATTTTAAAGATACAAATCACAATATGCATCGTAATCTTGTAGCTTTAGATGGTGGAGTTACAGCATCACTTGCAGTTACTCAAAATGGTTTAAACTTTACTGGTGGAACAACAACCTTTGATTCAGCTGGTGACGCTTCTGATACAACTTGGACTGGTAATAAAGATTATCAATTTGCAAGAACACCATATATTCTATCTCAATTAGCTAGTGGTAAAAGAGAAAACTTGTTTAGAGTTTACACTCGTGGCCAAGGCACTGAAATGAACACAAGCTTTAAATTAGGTATATTAGATATCAAATCAGCCGCAGATGTTGCTGGTTCAGACTTTGGTACATTTTCAATACAGGTAAGAGTACATAATCCAAATGGTTCAGATGATGACCAAATATTAGAACAATTTGATAATCTAACATTTGACCCATTATCCTCTAACTTCTTTGCAAGAAGAATTGGTGACAGATGGGTAGAAATAGATTCAAATGGTAAATTAGAATATTATGGTGATTTCCCTAACTTTAGTAAATATATTAGAGTTGGTGATTTTAAGAATATGGTTAAGGATGGAACATTTAAACTACAAAAAACAGTAGTTCCATTCGGATTTGAAGCACCTAATAATCCAACACCAGGTGGAAGTAATGTTCCTACAGCTTCATATAAAAGGACTCAAGTAGACGCAAATGGTAATTTTGACAGAAATGTATTTTACGGATTTGATTTTTCAAATTTAACATCAAGACAATACCTGTCTCCAATACCTGCAACAGCAACAGCTGGTGCTAATGCTTCTATGAGTTTAGATGGAGTAATATCATCTAGTGGAAATGCTGCTGTCGGTTCAGCTGATGCATCTGAATTAAATGTATCAACATTTACAGGTGCAGGAACAGCAGTAACCCTTACAAATTCAGCAATACAACAGAGAAAATTCCTTGTTCCTTTCCAATTTGGATTTGATGGAGCAAACCCAGCAGTGGCAATAAAGACTGGTGGTGATATTGTAAATACAAATACTATGGGATTTGATTTATCAGATTCAGCGGCTAGTGGTTCTGTTGCATACAAGAGAGCTATTAACTCAATAAGTAATCCTGATGAATTTGATATTAATCTATTAGTAACACCTGGTGTTATTCACGGATTACACTCAACTGTAACAAATCACGCAATATCTAAGATGGAGGCTCGAGCAGACGCTTTCTATGTGATGGACGCAACTGGTATGAATGATACAATAGATACTGTAAAGAGTACTGTTAAAACATTAGATACAAATTACGCTGGAACATATTACCCCTGGGTAAAAATTGTAGATAGAGATACTAATAGTCCTGTATTTGTACCACCATCAGTAGTATTACCTGGTGTAATTAGTTTTACAGATAGTGTAGCTCACGAATGGTTCGCACCAGCTGGTTTGAATCGTGGTGGATTAACAAGTGTAACTGAAGCAAAAACAAGATTGACTCACGCAGAACGTGATGACCTCTATGAAAATAGAATCAATCCAATAGCTTCTTTCCCAGGTCAAGGTGTAGTAGTATTTGGACAGAAAACACTACAATCAAGACCATCAGCACTTGATAGAATCAATGTTCGTAGATTGTTAATTGCATTAAGAAAGTTTATTGCAAGTACTTCAAGATTCTTGGTATTTGAACAAAATACATCAGCAACAAGAAATAGATTCTTGAATATTGTAAATCCTTATCTTGAGCAGGTACAATCTAATAGTGGTTTATCCGCATTTAGAGTAGTAATGGATGATACCAATAATACTCCAGATGTTGTGGATAGAAATCAGTTAGTAGGTCAGATATTTATACAACCTACGAGAACTGCAGAGTTCATAGTATTGGACTTCGTAGTTCAACCAACAGGAGCTACATTTCCTGAGTAAGTTTAACTTATGAAATAGATGTAATGTATAATGAAAAGCCCCAATTTCGGTTGGGGTTTTTCTTTTTTTACTTAAAATTTCATTAATTGATATTTATTTATGAGTACAAATAAAAGACTTTTTAGGAGATTATAAATGGCTACATTAGACCCTTCAGAAATCATGTTCACACCATTTGAGCCGAAAACGAAAAATCGGTTCATTATGTATATTGAAGGTGTTCCCGCTTATTTAATAAAAACTATGAATAGGCCTCAAATTCAGTTTGAGGAGATAGTTTTAGACCATATTAATGTAAAACGTTATATTAAAGGTAAAGGTGCGTGGCAACCAATAGATATTATGTTATATGACCCCGTAGTTCCATCGGCTGCTCAATCAGTTATGGAGTGGATACGTTTAGGGCACGAGTCAGTAACAGGTCGTGACGGATATTCAGATTTTTATAAAAAAGATATTACATTTAATATGTTAGGGCCAGTCGGTGATGTGGTAGAAGAGTGGGTTCTAAAAGGAACATATATCGAAACTGCAAACTTTGGTGATTTAGATTACGCATCAAGTGACCCAGCGGAGATTACACTAACACTTAAATATGATTACGCAATCTTACAATTCTAATAGGAGAATACAATGAGTGAATGGATAGCAGCAAATTGGGAATATGTTTTAGTTGGTATTTACGCAATAGAAAAAATCGTAAAACTTACACCAACAAAATATGACGATATAATTTTCGATATGATTCTTAAACCAATCAAAGAGAAATTCGCACCGTCAAAATAATTTGTTATTTCGAACAAAACAGTTATATTTATAATTGGTTATTAAAATTTAATCACAAAGGAGTCATTTATGGCTGAATACAAATTCCCTACTGAGATGGTAGACTTGCCATCTAAGGGTCATTTCTACTTTGATGGTCATCCGCTATCAAGTGGTCAAGTAGAAGTAAAATATATGACTGCAAAAGAAGAAGACATTCTTACTTCTCAAAACTTAATACAACAAGGTACTGTAATTGATAAATTACTAGAATCATTAATAGTAGATAAGTCAATTAAACTTGATGATATGTTGATTGGTGATAAAAATGCTATTATGTTATCAGCTCGTATTCTTGGGTATGGTAAACAATATGAATTTACCTATGGTGGTGAAGAACAATCGGTAGACTTATCAACACTTGAAGCAGTAAAGATGGATTTTTCTAAATTTCCTAAAGGTAAAAATGAATTTAATTTTAAATTACCAACATCAGAGAGAGAAGTTACATTTAAATTATTGACTGGTAAATCTGAAAAGGATATAGATTTAGAAATAAAAGCTAAACAAAAAATATCAAAAACCCAAAGTTCAGAACTTACCACTCGTTTAAAACATATGATAATTTCAGTTGATGGTAGTTCAGAGAAATCATATATAAATAACTTTGTTGATAATGAATTTCTATCAAGAGATTCTTTAGCATTCAGACAATATTTAGCATCAATCACACCAGACGTAGATATGAATGTTGAAGTTGTTGATTCTGATGGAAAGAAAACAGAGGTAGCGGTTCCGATAACCGTACGATTTTTTTGGCCTTCCGCCTGAGTATAAACTTCAAATCCACGAGGAAATATTTCAACTAATATTACACTCAAAGGGTGGTTTCACTTTTAGTGATGCATACAACCTACCTATATATCTTCGAACATTTTATCTAAAAAGATTACAAACTTTCTATAAGAAAGAAGCAGATGAGTTACAAAAAGAAATGAACAAACATAAGAGTTCATTTAAAAAGTAATTTTCTATATAATTGATATTTATTATTGAGTTATAACACTTAATATTATTCGGAGATTTTCATGCCTAAATATGTAATAAAAGAAAAAGAAGGTTTAGTTGGTAAATTAATTGGAGCCGTGTTCGGTTCTATTGCCAAACAGGCTAAATCTAAAGCTTTAAAAGATTTATCTGCAAAAGACCCTGAGTTTGCAAAGAAAGTCAAGGAATTAGAAAAACAACGTAAAGATATGGAATCCTATATCAAAAAAAATAAAAAAAAGTTACAAGGACGTTATCCTGGAGTATCAGGATTTTAATAAAATCTAAAGGGATATAAAATGGCAGCAAAACCTGGTAGACCATATAAAGGTCAAGCCGAAGACTTATCATCGATAGTAAATCTTGAAGAAAAAATAGCACAACTTGGTAAGGAAAATTTCGGTACAATTAACAGATTACTTGGAGTCACTACTGATTTAGCTAAAGTTAATAAAACTATTACTGAAGATGGTAAACTTCGAAAAGGAATATCTGAAGACAACGCTAAAGAATTACTTAAACAGTTAGAAGCTAGTGAAGAAACCAGAGACGCTATAATGGAAAGTGCACCTGGAGCTTTCCAATTGGCATCTA